TTTAATTCGGTGCCATAGTGCACACCGGGTATCCGGATACCCCAGAGGTCATGCAAGCTCTGCAAGACGGATGCTTCTAGTTCTCGGCTAATCCCAGTGGGGTTGGTTTCGCCTACGAAGATGAACCAATTGAAGTGCCAGGCCACTTAGATTGTTCTCACGAGATCCCCGTTCCGACATACCTTACTAATTACTAACGCCGAAACGCTTCCACGTTCCGATATGCCTTACTGAGGTACTTCGCTACGCACGCCCCTCACGACCCTTAACTCCAAAAGGGATGTCCGAAGGTACAATTACCTACCTTCCAAACGACTCGGTTGCCATGAACAATACATGACACGATACGACACTCACGAACAGATACATGAGCGGCGCACAACCAATGCCGCCGAACGTCATTAAAGCATCTCGCCAAAGCGCGAGTGTAACGATGATTTATGACCCCACAACGAATTCCAGCGCCTTAAAACCGGCGCAACGAGCATGGTGACGAAACCGACAGTGTTCGCCACAATGATCCAGTGCATCTGGATCGGCCCACACGAACTCTTCCTTCACCACACGAACTTTCGGGAACTTGGTATGACCCCACACGGCCGATACGACAAGTCGCGACTTTTCGCGCATCCACTCTCTCACTCTCGTTTTTCCCGATCCACCCACAAGCAGTCGCATCCTCATTGAAGGGGCGCAAAACTTCCATGATATCGGGATCCTACCTTCTTTAATTTTTTTCTTTTTCTCAACCTTAAAAGCTCCGACATTGGTCGCAATGGTCATTTGCGCCCTCAAGTCGGTCTCACAACTTTTGCAGAAACTTGCAACTCGGAGTTTCTGGAACCCACGGAAAATAATGGGTTCAACTCTTTTGGGAGGTAACTTGTCAATGACTGAAGGAAGCTCGAGTCGGGACAACTCGTGCTTCATCAGCCCACCATCCCTTAGGAATTCATCAGGAGTGAGTTTCAATCCTAACCCCCTCGTCAGCGAGGGACCCTTCACGACAACGCGATAGTAACGCTTTGCAATAAAAGTCGTTAACTTTCTGCGGCCTTTCCCGTACCATCCCCATGTGGCAGATTTAATAATACCTGCGAGCTGATCAGGCTCGTTGATATTCTTCTTGAAAATCGTCGCCACCCTCAATACCGGCACAACCTTAACCCGTGAGGGTAAGGCGTGAAAGAAAGCCGAATTGATGGAGAAGAAACGTGAATGGAGAAGAGTCTTACCCTTTGACAAGACGAGACCACTATCACTGACTAACTTGGCCCATAGATCATACTCGGGCCGAGTGCAACGGAAGACAATGTCATCCCCGTTGATTTTCAGTGGAATAGTATTTGCTCTTTCCCAACCGAGCGCGTGTACCACGCTGCAAAAGTTGGTGAGACAGAGCAAAGGGAAGGAAAGAAAATTGCCCATTAGCTGACCGGTTCGTTGCCAATAAACCGTGTCTTGCCATTGGACAGTACCGACAAGAGAGTCCAAAGCCGCATCTTGAATACCCACAGGTATGAAAGAACTGTGAGCAAAGATGTCCGACAGCATGCGTCGCGAATGCTCCGAATTGAAGGAGTCAGTCGCAGCTTCGTAGTCACCGGAGACGAAGAACTCTCCGGACTTCTGTACGAAGTCTTTCAGAACACGCACTTTGTCAGCTCTTTTCAACAACCAGGGCTGCCGTGACAAATGATCATATATTGTCACATGCAGGGGTAACAGCTGGTGTTGCATCATAGAGGCAACCGTGACCATCCGGGATTTACCATCCTTATTGACTATCTCTACGCGACGC